AACCGCATGGCGGAGACGGCACCCCTCATCCCTCCGGAGATTATCGCCGACTACAAACGAAAGTTCTCCAACCCTAAGTACGATGGTGTATCACGGCCGTCCGAGGCGAACGGTCTGGAGGCGATTACTGTCTATCACACGCCAGCGGGAGATGCGACAGCGACAGAGGTCGGATTCAGGGCGGCCGCGGCCGGAACCAGACCCTCCATTGCGGTGGAGATGGTCGATGTGCCCGCCGGAGGTGACACAGACCGTTCAGCCGCCTTGCGGGGCTTGACGACTGTCTGATAGTAGTTGCGCTGATAGGCCAGGCGCTTCTCTCGAATCGTAGCCTCATAGGCTCGGCGCCGGGGGATGTTGGCGTAGTACCAGGCTAGGGCGCGCTCCCGGTACTTGTCCGCGTGTTCCGCCATGTATTCTGCTGCGGTGCGACCGGCGATGACCTTATTGACAACGCGGTTTGCGTTCTGGCGGATATGCCAGCCCTCCTTGCGCCGGAGGTCCTCCACCGTGGCGCAGGGGTAGGCCTCCAGGAGTTCAATGGTGTGACCGGGGAGTGCGACCAACTCCCGGGAGGTACATCCCTTCCCGTTCAGGGTGTAGGACCGGTGGTAACAGAGACGCTTCTCCAGGGGCATAACCGTGCTGCCGATGTAGATGCGGTCAGTACCGGGGGCGCGGATGACGTATATCTTTCCCTGGGCGTAGTCTGGCATTTCTACATCCAGGGAAGTTTTTTTATTGAGCAGCCGGACGCGCTTACGACCCCACCTGCGTCAGGTTGACGATGATGGACGGGATGGCCGGTACCGGTGCTGCTGCTACGGCTGCGAGGGCACGGACGTTGGTGGATGACGCGTTGAAGATGACCTCCAGGTAGTCGCCAGCGTTGAGGTCCAGTGTGTAGGAGCAGAAGGGCAACTGCTTATGGGCGGCCGCGGTAGTTGCTCCCAGGGCAATCGTGCTAGCGGACCGTGGCACGGCCGTGCCGTTCTTGGCAATCCAGATGTTGGCTGACTGGACTAACACATCTGCGTTATCAAACTGGATGCTGTAGTCGAACCGGTACGTACCTGTAGCCAGCGCATAGACACGTGTAGCCGCAACGAGTGAGGTGTTGAACTGCTTCTCCGTCGTGTTGAATGTCAGAGTCGTAGCGGCAGAGGCGGCTGCCGCAGGCTGCGTTGCGGTGCTGCTGTACGACCCAGCTGCGGGACCGTTCATGTTCGTGTAGTTGGTCTTGCTGATGCCGCTCTGGATTGTGAAGGCGAAGGGCGCCACCACAGGGATGTAGAGCGCCCGGCATTCGTTGAGCAGCAGAGCCGGCGACCCGACACCGTTGTAACCGATGACGTTGTTCGGCGAGCCGGTACAGCCAGTCATCGTGAAGTAGCAGTTCAGGACGTTCATCACGGTAGAAACTCCTGAGGCGATGCGGATGCCGTTGGACGCAGGGGAGAGTGCCTTGCTGGCCGCGTTACTGTAGACGAAGGTGGAGTTGCCGATGTTGTGGCTCGTGGTGGTGCTGGACGAGATGAGCAGGATAGGTGCTGCTGTCGTGGAGGCCGTGCCGCTGTCAATCGTCGTGAAGGACATGCGTGACAGGATGGCCGTCCCTCCCACTTCGATGGCAGACGCATTACCGGCGATGCCCATGTCCAGGCGCTCAATCTCCACCTGACCCAGGTTGAAGAAGAGGATGTCGGCTGTCGTGGCAGCGTTGGACTGGAACAAATCTACGTTGGTGAGGTACGTACGCTGGTCGGCTGCCGTGGAGGCACCGAGGAAGAACTGGCCATCGCAGGCCACCTTACAGTCCTGGAACGACACCAGGTGGCTGGCCGTAGAGTTGTCGGTGATGAGTTTGCCGGCGGGGCAGGTGATGTTCATCCCCTGGAAGACGACCATCCGCTGGAAGACGTCATCCGTGCCAACACAGGAGATGGTGACACCGCCTGTCAGTTCGACGACCTCCGACGCTGTCTGGGTAGAGAGCACACCATTCACCACGATGTAGCCCTTGTTGAAGGTGACATCCTCCGTGTAGTGACCGCTGAACACATTAACCACGGAAATCTGGGCCACACCTGCTATCACGCCACTGACGGCTTCGCCTTCTGTAACACCTTTTTGAATCGTAGCGTAGGGATTGAGTATAGTACCGTCACCGGTCGTGTCGTTGCCGTTGGTGCTGACCCAGAACTCCCGGGTGGGTCGAAACGCTACCCGAGCCCCAACAGAGTTGAGGCTGTAGTTCAACGTCGGGTGGGAACTGACAATGTCGCCTGCGCACTTGATACCGTAGCCAACATCCGAACAGAGAGCACCGGTCTGGATATCGACATAGGTTGCCAGAGAGCCAGGGAACTGGACAATGGCGTCCGTGCCAATCGTCGTGGCATCGAACTGCCCACCCTGAATGACATCAAAGCCGTTCGCGTCCAGGTCAGCCGTCAAGGGATTGGTGACACCACCGGGGGGTGTCAGCAGCGTCCAGGGAGGCGTGATGCCAGGCTGTGAGTTGATGTTGTTCGCGTTGGCAACGTAGTCCGGGCCTAGGTAGGTGACCACGTCGCCAGTCGCGTATGCCGTGGTGGCATTCCATGTAGCATAGACTGGTGTGCTCATATCTACAGGAGTGCGACATTTTCGCTGCCCCCAGTAATGAGTGCCAAGGGGGGAATCGCCAAGGTACGCAAATATGCGCTATCGGATAGTGACATACGGAAGTTGCTAGGGGACGACATAGCCATCCATAACTACCCGGAACTCGAGGGGATGAAGTCAGCGGATGAACTGTTTGATGGTCAGGGACGGGCTATCCTCCTGTACCCCAACAGCAGTCCCACCTCTGGACACTGGGTTGCGCTCATCAAGCGCCGGGGGCGCATCGAGTTCTTCGACCCGTACGGTGACGCCCCGGACCACCAGAATGACGAACTGCCCACGGCCTACCTAAAGACCCTGGACATGGACCGGCCGCACCTGACCCGGCTCCTCCGTGCTGCTGGGAAGCCGGTTTTCTACAATCGGCATGGATTCCAGAAGGAGAATCCCAATGTGGCTACCTGTGGTAGGCACGCAGTCGTGAGGCTCCTGTACGCTCCCTACAGCCTATCACAATACAAGAAGGTACTGGACACCGCTGGCATGGCTCCCGATGACTTTGTATCGGGTGTCACGTATGACCGGCTGCGAAAATAGCCGTACCCTGTATAGTAGGATGTTCAGTAGCAGTGTTAGAGCGTACGGTAACACGGCCGGAGAGCCGGACTATGTCTACTACAACGCCGACATCATCAACAACCGCACAGACGACGCCACCTTTGCGCTGACGCCCACGCCTGACCCGCCCATCCGGTTCAACGAGACTCGTGACGCTGCGCTCATCAAGAACGCGAACGATTACCACTTCTCCATCATTCGCTTCACCATGAACGGTGCGAACCGTGACCTGCCGCTGTTCATTCCGAACATCCAGACGGGCCAGCCCAACGTCAACCTGACGACCTACAACCTGGCCCTGTCCTACCAGGCGACATGGACGACCAACCTGGGCGCGACGGTCTTCAACGTGTCACCTGCTGCCACACCGCTCATCTATGTGCCAGAGACTGTCAATCCCGTGCTGGCTCCCGTCCCGCCCCCGCCGCTGGTCAAGCAGGATTTGTCCACCCGGTACTACTGGGTCTACACCTACCAGCAGATGGTGGACATGGTGAACCAGACCTTCCTGACAGCACACCAGGCACTCTACACGGCCTTCGCGGCAGCCTGGGCGGCAACTCCCGGCCTCACGGACGCATTCCCCTATGCGTCCTTTGCCGCCTTCCAGACCTACTGCCAGACGCCCAAGTTGGTCTACCCGGGTGAGAGCCAGCAGCTGTTCCAAATCTACGGCGATAGCACGGGCTTCGGCCAGCCCCTGGAGCCCTTCGTGGCTCTGCCGTATGTCCCCGGCACGGCCGTCCCGGCTGCCCGCCCTCAGTACCGCATCTTCTTCAACACCAACCTGTACGGTCTGTTTGCCAACTTCCAGAACCTCTACTGGAACACGACTGCCATCACGGCCTACACGGTCCCCGGGCAGTCCCCGACCTTCACCCTCCCGGCCTTCCCGACGGCAGTGCCTATCGGTTACACGAACGAGATTCTGTTCCCCAACAAGAACTACCAGAACGTGGCCGACTACCGGCTGACGCCCTACGGGGGCGTGCCACCCCTGGGCTACGTCCCGACCTCCCAGCAGAAGGTCTGGTGGATTGCCCAGCAGGATTACAAGTCCGTCGACTCCCTGTGGTCGCCCATCTCCTCCATCGTGTTCACCAGCACCCTGCTCCCCCTGAAGACAGAGGCCACGGGTGCCCCGGTTATCCTGGGCACGTCCAACACGGGTGACAGTACGGCAGCCGTCCAGAACGCCTTCTTGCCCATCATCACGGACATTGCCCTGGACCAGGCCCTGGGTGGCGCGGACGACTATCGTCAGTTCATCTACTACACCCCGGTGGCCGAGTACCGTATGGCGGACTTCGGTGCCAGCAAGCAGGAAATCCGGAACATCGATATCCAGGTCTTCTGGAAGAACCGCCTGGAC